GGGCCGGCTCCGGGGGCGCCAGTCCGAGCGGGCCGAGGAGCGCCTCGGCCCCCACCGACCCCCGGAGTTTGGGAAAGGGGGTTCGTGGGTCAGACACCCCCCCGAATACAGGTTCGGGTCTGAAATGGGTGAACCCGCCCCTATCGACAATCCCGACGGCTTGAAACTAATAAACGTCATCACGTCCGGCTTGAGCATCCCGGTTAAAGAAGTCACGCGCAGCATTGAGGTACGGGTTGCCGACTGCCTGCGCGTCATCGGTTTGAAGAAGGCCAACCGAAAATACGGGAAGGTTTGGGTGCGTCCGTAAACTAACGCACAGTATCGAAAACCCGGCACATAACCGTACCCTTCGGCAAATATCAAATACCCCGTCAGCCAATGGCCTACACGCAATCCGACCTCGACAATCTCAACGCCGCCATTGCCTCGGGCGAGAAACAGGTTGCGCTCGGAGCGCAGCAGGTTACGTATCGCAGCCTGGCCGAACTCATTGCGGCGCGGAATCTCGTCAAAGACGAGTTGGCTGAATTGGCCGCCGGTCCTGAAAACAGAAAGTCGCGGATTACCAAGCTGTACTCCGCAGGTAGGGGTTATTGATGGTCCGCAAGAACAAGTCGCGCCATCTGGCGAGAGCCACGACGGACATCCAGGCACGTTACGACGCTGCCAGCACCGGCCGCCGCATGGCAGGTTGGTCTACGCCGTCGTCCGGCCCGAACGCGGCCGTCACCGGCCTGCAAAAAATCCGCGACCGGACCCGCGACCTACAGCGTAACGAGTGGTCGGGCGCGGCCAGCGTCCGCATCTGGACAACCAACGTCATCGGTACCGGCATCATCCCGCGCCTGCGTACCAAGTCCGCCGACCTGAAAAAGAAGATAAACGACTTGTGGACCAAGTGGGTTCCCGAAGCCGACGCCGATCAAGTGTTGGACTTCTACGCCATGCAGGCCCTAGTCGCCCGGTCGTGGTTCACCTCCGGCGAGTGCTTCGCCCGCCTGCGCCCCCGCCGGGTGTCGGACGGCCTGACAGTGCCGATGCAGGTTCAAATCCTCGAATCCGACATGGTTCCGCTACTCGACGCCGACGTGTACACCGGCCTTCCGAAAGGCAACAAGATTCGGCAGGGTATCGAACTGGATTCAATCGGCCGTAAAGTCGCCATCTGGTTTTGGAAGCAGCACCCAGGCGAAAACCGCACGGAAATCGACGCCACACTGTTGTCGCGCGTCCCGGCAGAATCGGTGTGCCACATTTACGAAGTCCTGCGCCCCGGCCAACTCCGCGGCATCCCTGAAATGGCCTCGGTCGTCGCCAAATTAAAAAACGTCGGTGATTTTGACGACGCGGTTCTCACGCGCCAACACCTCGCCAACCTATTCACGCTGTTCGTCACCAAGCCGTTCCCGAGTGGCGCCAACGACGTAATGACCGGGCAACCCTTTTCCGGCGACCCGAACGACCCGGTTGCCGCGCTTGAGCCTGGCGCCAGCATGGAAATGTTGCCGGGTGAAGAAGTCAAATTTTCGTCGCCGCCCGACGCCGGTGCAAATTACGACCAATACATGCGGACGCAAATGTTAGGCGTCGCGGCAGGCACCGGAACGCCGTATGAACTCCTGACGGGCGACCTCAAGGACGTGTCAGACCGCACGTTGCGCATCATCCTCAACGAATTTCACCGCCTTTGCGAAGTTCGCCAGTGGCACATGCTCATTCCGCAGTTCTGCACCAAGGTACGCAACGCATGGGTCGACATGGCCGTTCTGTCAGGTGACATCGCCGTTTCGGAAATGGCCGACGCCAAAAACGTCGAGTGGGCGCCGCACGCGTGGCCGTATATCCACCCGGTACAGGACGTGCAGGGTAAGAAACTTGAAGTCGAAGCAGGGTTCAAGTCACGCACCGGCGTAATTTCCAGCCGCGGCGACGACCCGGAAGCTGTCGATCAAGAGCGCGCAGACGACAAGAAACGTGAGGATGCTTTGGGCCTCACACCGCCCCCGCCGCCTGACCCGGCCGCCTCTCCGGCAGCGAAGAAGGCGGACGCGAAGGCCCAGGTATCCGATCAATTGCTTACCGGAGCCGCGGCCGTTTTGGAGTCACGGAATGTCCGATAACTCCCTGGAAATCTCGTTACTGGTTAACGACATTGCCCACCGCCTTGTCGCGTTGGAGAACCACGTAGACGTTGTGGAAAAGCAGGAAGGCCCCCAAGGCGCGGCCGGGATACCGGGTGAAGTCGGCCCGCAGGGTATCCAGGGTGGAGTCGGCCCGCAGGGTATCCAGGGTGAAGTCGGCCCGCAGGGTATCCAGGGTGAAGTCGGCCCGCAGGGTATCCAGGGTGAAGTCGGCCCGGTAGGTCCGCAAGGTGAAGTCGGCCCGGTAGGCCCCCAAGGCGCGACCGGCCCCCACGGCGTTTCCGGCGCAACAGGCGAACAAGGCCCAAAGGGTGACACTGGCCCGGCCCCTGACCACAAGTGGGAAGGCACGAAACTTCGTTTCCAGAAGCCTGACGGCAAGTGGGGCAAGGCCGTCGACCTCAAAGGTGAAAAAGGCGCTGACGGAAAAGGCCGGGTAATCGTCGCCGGCGGCCGTTCAAGTAGCGGCGGCATGGGTGACTTGCTCCCCGGCAACCAGAACATAGAACCGACGGGCATTGCCGTCCAACAGGGCGGCCAGTGGGTCAACCTGAGTTGGCCTGCCTTCATTTCAACCATTGCAGGAGCGGTCGACATGGGCGCTGAAATGTCCCGCCGCGCGGATTTCGTCGGCGACACGATTGTTTATCGGGGCGAGGCCGCACCGGGCGCGTCAGAATCCGCCGCCGTTTGGCGCATCAAACGCATTGAGTTTGGTGCTGGCGGCGACGTGACTGAAAAGTGGGCTACTGGCGCCGCGAATTTCGACCAAGTTTGGGCCGATCGCGCTTCGTTGGGGTATTCGTAATGGCTATCTTTGAACCCGCCTTCCAACGCTTGATGCGCGATGAAGCCATCAAACTGACGAACGCCACCAACGACCGCGGCGGACAGACTTATGCGGGTATTACTCGCAAATTTCACCCGAAATGGGAAGGTTGGAAGCACCTTGACGCTGGCAGTACGCCGCCGCTACAGCTTGTGCGCGACTTTTACCATGCCGAATACTGGTTGCCGGTACAAGGCGACAAGATCATTGAGCAGAGCGTCGCCGACGTTATTTTCGGCCAGTACGCCAATATGGGTTCGCCGGCTATCGCACTCGCTCAGGCCGCCGCTGGCGTGGTCGCCGACGGCAAAGTAGGGCCGAAAACGGTTGCCGCAATCAACGACATGGGCCGCGAATTGTTTCTCAACCGCTACTGCATCGCAATGGTTGCGAGATACCACACCATTGGTATGCGGGACACCTCGCAACGCGGTTGGTGGCCCGGTTGGTTCGCCCGCGCACTGAGGATTGCACCATGAGTCTACTTTCGGATGTCCTGACAGGTGGCGTTGGTACCCTGGTCGAAACCGTCGTCAAAGGCGCGGGTGAACTTATCACCACCGACAAAGAGCGCCTTGCCGCGGAGAACGAAAACCGCCGCCTGGGCGTCGAGGAAACGAAAGCGTATTTGGCGGACACCGCCAACGCTCGGGACACGAACGCAAGGATTCAGGAAAGCGCCAACGCTGGATTCCTCGCCAAAAACGTCGGCTACTGGATTGACCTTTCGATCGTCGCCTCGACCATTGGCATGGTCTACCTGATTCTGTTCCGCGAAGTCCCGGCGGCAAACAAAGAACTGTTTTTCACGGCCTTTGGTTCGCTGATTACGCTCTGCATGACGGTGGTTAATTTCCACCGAAGCAGCACGGCGCGAAGCCAAAAGAAAGACGACACCATTCAATCACTGAGTACACCGAAATGAGTTACGACGGACCAGAACGGCGTAAGCGCCGCCACGGAGGCGACGAACCCGTGACCAACGACGATTTGGACGACGCCCTGGCCCTGCACTCAGAGCAGGAGCGCAAACACGTCGAGGCGCTTATCGCCGGTGTTATGGCGGCGTTCCCCGACGGTGTGGATAATCACCGCGCGGCGCACGAAAGTCAGATCGCGGCGGCGAAGGCCGAAAAAGAGTTTTGGGACACCGCAAAAAAGGCGGTCATTACCAACGGCGTTTCAGGCGCATTCACTTTGGTGAAAACAATATTCATCCTAGCCGCCCTCGGCCTCACGGCGAAATTTGCTTTTCCTGCGTGGGCGTCCGCTTTGTTTGGATTACCGAAATGACCGGCACACAGAACGCTCGGGACTACCGCTAAATGGCCATCACGATAACCGGCGCGAAGTACGTTGCTGCCTCAGTTTCCTCCGTAGGCACGACGACTGTCACAGTCAGCACAACGCCGTTCGTGTCGGGCGACTTCGCCGCCCCGCGCCGGGTCGATCTTTACAACTCAGCCGGGACAACATTCAAGGGCATGGCCTTTGTTCGTCAGTGGGTTTCGACAAGTCAGTTGCAGCTTGAGTCGGTTTTCTTCGACCCGAAGACCGGGGCGGCGGTCACGCAGGTTGTGGGCGATACGGTTCTTGTCAGTAAGAATTTCGCCGATGTTGCCCAGGCCGGTATTGCTATCAGCGGCAATGTGGTCACGATCAGCGACACGATTACATTCGGCACGGTAAGCACGGTCAACAGCCTTGCGTTTCACGACGAAGATAAGTTTGTCCCCAACACGGTCGGGTCGGCCCGTGCGCCCCGGATTGTACTGGCCGGCGGGTTCCTCCCGTTCGGCCACCTACAGAATTACGCCGCTCGCAAGTATTACTCGCCAGTGGTTTTTACGTTTGGCAACGCCCCTTCAAACTATGGAACCAACTCGTTTTCGGCCACCTCAACGGCGGCGCGTCTTTGCATGTTTGGTGGTTCGCACATTGGTTCCGCCGCATTCAGCCTTTATTTTGGGTGCGGGTTTGTGTCGTGGTCCCCTTACGGTACAGATTGGGCGCATTTGTGGTGCTTAGAAGTTTCGTTCAACGCCACTGACGTTATATGCAAAAGTGGCTTGGCTTGGACGACCGGCAGCGATCATGTCCTAGAAAGCTGCAAATACGTCGGAGCGGGGACGAGCCAGATTTTGATGCGGTTTGGGAATGGAATCGTCAAAGGCGGCGACTACAAAATACTTCGCAACTCGTCAGCCCCCTTTGCCATTTTTGGGTCAGATACCGCCGGTGCGTATGTGCTTGGCGCGCCCGAAAACGAACGATCAGTTGTCCTTGATATGGGAACCAACAACGTATTGTGGGTTTGCGGGGGTGGCGACCTTGCGCAAACACTCAACATTACAAACTTAATCAGCACGGATTTCCGCGCAGGGTACTTTGGCACGCCCGAATCAACGCCCCAGACCAATGCGACGAAGAACGTCTATTTTGCAGACAGCTACACCAACTTGCGCGACGCATCTGGCCTCGCAGCAATCCGCGATAGCGATTGGTCAGTAGACAGTTCCGTCACGGCATCCGGCGCAGCTTCTACCGCTGCGCTGACAGTATTCCATTCGACCGGCACCGGACACACCCTGGGCGCGCAGCGCGGACCTTGGACATACCGTATCCGCAAGTATGGTTATGACGAAATCGAAGGCGCGATTGCGGAAACCCCGTATTCGCTTGGCACCGCAGGCACAGCCTTCAATGTCGCGTTTGGCGGATTCGTCAATCAGATCGCACGCGCATCACTGACCGAACCGGAAGCCACGGCGCTGGCCTACGCCGGCATCACTGTCACCGACCACGGCGCCAGTCCGGTAGCGTGGAACAGCAAGTCGTGGTCTATCACCGTGACGGTCGACAAGGCCACCTACCCAAGCCGCACGGCAGCACAAGTGTTTGCCCACATCAAATCCGGGATTGCCAAAACCGCGACGTGGAACGGCAAGGTTGGCCTGCTCTGGCACGTCATCATGGAAGAAGACGGCGCCGGGTACACAACGCAGCGCGGCAAGTCAGGCGGCGCCGGGGCGTCGCTCAAGGGCGTCCGCATCATCGACCAAGCTGGAAATCCGCTGCCCGGTGTAACGACGATGACTGCCGACGATGGCACGACCTTCACCCCCGCTGTTGCAGTCACCCTGACTGTTACAGCCCAAGTGTCTTTGGTCGGCGCGGAAATCCGCATCTACGACCTAGACAACTCGCCGGCTGGTAGCCTCGGCACAGAACTCGGCGGCATCGAAACAGCAACCGACCCGACGTTCCCCTACACGGGCAGCGCGGGGAACTCGATTTGGGTGCAGATCATGCTCGCCGGCTACGAGGAATTCGGGCAGGCCGTGACCATGCCGGCCAGTAGCGGCAGTTTCGTCGCCACCCTGCAACCAGAGGCGAACACATGATTACCAAATTGCGCGCTTCGCAGATTACCCTCGACCTGCCGACCGAAAACGCGGACGTGTGGGTTCGCGCCGTGCTGCAGAAGGTTGTCAAGGATGACGATTACCAGACGGTGCAGACAGTTGATCGCGTCGGGGCAGTTCATCGGCAGTTCTCCGACTTCGCCACGACCGTTCTGACGGTTTTTGACCCGCTGCGTGGCGTGGAAGTCACGTTGTCGGGGGCGGCACTTGGCATGGCCGTTTCGGAATTTGTAAAACAATGGATGCTGGCCGATGTGCCTGACGCATCACTCAATCAGCACGGCGACATAATCAAGGGGTAAACCATGTCATATATTGACCACACTAACTTTTCCACCACCCTCAAGGAATCCACCAACCCAAGGGGTTCCAGCCCGAACGGCAACGTCTATTTCGACGTGGCCAACAACGAGATTCAGTTGATCGGCGTGGATGAACTATCGCAAGTCAATTTCGGCGCGGGCCTCGTTGCTAACCCGCTGACCAATTTCGACGGTATCACGTTGCGGGCACTCTACAACTTTGAGAATTCGCGCCGCCGCGTCAACGAAACGTTGCGCAAGTACAAGCGCGGCCTCAAGGGTTCGTACCGTTTCGCCGGCGCGTTCAACTTCGTCAACGGGGTCAAACTTGACGGCAACGACCGCAACAAGATTCGCGCCTCGGGCTGGATTGAGTACGCAGCCAGTGGCGACGGCGAAACCGCAGTCGATCGCATCTACCACGGCGTGTCTTCGCTGGTTGATATTCAAGCCGGCACGGTTCCGTACTGGACGTTGGTTGCCGCCACTGACGAAACGACATTGCAGGCCGCGACATGGACCAACTTTGTGCGCACTGGCGACATCAACGAAGCGGTACAGGTGTATGGCTCAACGGCTAACGGCGACGCCTCGGCAGGCTCGTTCGATTACAAGACGCGCACCCTGGTCGTCCGCGTTCGGTCGTGGCAGTACAACCCCGGCGAAACTACCTCGGTGGCTTCCGGCATCACTGAGTTTTCTGGATTCTCAGCCGGCTATGGTGTAGGCGAAACACTCAACCCGCAGAACACCTACACTTTGGCCAACGTCTATGGTGGCGCGCGGATCGCCCCTTGGACGGGCATGAGCCTTGAGAAACTTGCGGCGCCGCAGGTCGAGTCCGGTTTCAACGAGTCCAACGGTAACTTTACGTGGGTGCTGAACAACACGGGCGGCGGCACGGCGGCACAGTGTGCGGCCTTCCTTGACGCGGTGACGTTGCAGGATTCCGACGTCGACACTGGGACCGGCAGCTATAACGGCAAGAAAGGCCGCGTCTGGTATAGCCGCAACGCCTCGGGCAAGATCGTCACCTCCTCAGTCGGCGGAGCCGGTTTGTTCATTGAGGGCTTGTCTGTCGCCGAACAGCAGAATGTGATCTTCACGGACAACGCCGGGGCGACAAAGACGTACCCCTACTTCCCGAGCGTGGAAATCACGGTCGGTGCCATCGCAGTTTCTGACCCGAACGCGTGGTACCGCGTCATGTACGCCGACGGAGCCGGCGCTGCCGACTTTGATACGACTGGCGCGGTGACTGTGCAGAATTCCGTCGGGGCAGACGTCAATGGCAACGTGGCGGCAAATGCCGTGGGCGGCAAGATCAGCTTTGCCTACGGCTACGACACCAACACGCAGGCTGGCTTGAGCGCGGGGGCCGACAAAGCGATGGTCGTGTTGGTCGAGGGTGACGGTGTAGCGGGACAGGCGATTGCGTACTTCACTTGTACGCGCAGTCCAATCGTAGCCGTGACCTGTGCGCCGTCTGCTGACAACAACGCCTAAACATGCCCCTCGTCGCCTCCGTCGATTACCCGAACAAGCGGATTTACCTATCCGCTTCGACGGCTGATTCCGACCTCGACACACTCGCCGTGTATCGGGAGGTTCGGGCCTTGCGCCGCACAAACACAGCACACCGGGTGTTTCGTCCGATGATTGTATCCGGCGGTAACGTCGAGAAGATTGCCGGTGTTAGCTACACGCCGGCCTACGTGCAACTGCTCTACGGTTGCCGAATTGTCCCATTCAACGCCAGCCACTCTCTGCGTCTAGTGCGGGATACCTTCACCGATGACGGTGTTTCCGGTCGGGACTGCTTCGACCGGACACCGCTTAGTCCGATGGTCGAAGTGAATATCGACGTGGATTTCCCCGAAATCGAGATTCGCACCGTGGCCGTCAGCGGGAATACATACACGGTGTCTGACATCGCTACCGCGGTAATCGACGCAATGGTGTCCAACCCCCCACCTGTCAATGTTCTGAAAGTAAACAACTACCCGGTAACGGGACCATAAGGAGTTCCAAATGTCACTATCCAACGCCACTGAAACCGCCGCCCTTGATTGTTTCCTTCGGGGCGTCGACCCGTCGTACCGTGCGGGCGCAACACAGTACCTTGCCCTTTTTTCCGCTGACCCCGGCGAAACCGCATCGTTGGTCGCCGAAGCTACGTACACCGGATATGCCCGAGTCGCGCTGACCAAGGCAACCGCCTGGACGGGTACCGCGTCGCCTTTCACGAATACCAACCTGATTCAGTTCGGCGCCTGTACCGCGGGTGCTACCGCGGCAACGCACTTCGCCGTTGTTGATACCGCCTCGGGCGTGGTAGGTATGCTGATTTCCGGCGCCTTGTCGGCCACGCTCAATATCTCCGCCGGTATTCAGCCGCAGTTCGCCCCCGGCAGCCTAAGCATTTCGGCGGAATAATGTCTGGTTTCAACAACGCCCGTGCGGTGGCCGACGCCCAGGAAGATGGACAGTATCTATACGCCTCTTTCCGCAAAGTGGCGACACAAACCACCACAGCGGGCGTGTGGTTCGACCTGAGCATGTCACCCGGCAATCCGACACCCAACTATTACATTGGGGCGCCGAATGTGTTCGTGCCGTTGCGTCAATCGACCGACGGTGGTTTGCGACATGGTGGCGATGTCGGACCCCTGAACCACAAAAAGTTCCTACGGAAGTTTACGGCCAGCCCGTCGGTTGCCACACCCAACCCGTGCCTTCTTCTGGATTACATCGGGTTCTACGGTTTTATCGACGAGTCCATACTTGAAGAACAACCGATGGTAAACACGGTAAGTCCGACCAGGCACGTAGACGGCCGCGGCGTAATGTTGATG